CAACTACGATGACTACTAAGACAGTTCGTAATGCTACTAATAGTGGTGATGCTACTTATACCATAACAGGTAATAACTGGCAGGGTGCTGCAATGTCTTATGGAGACATTACTGATTTCCAGCCTCATGTATATTTAGCACAAGCAGGGCATCCAATGCTAGTCTACCATGAGTTAACTACTTCTGGTGGAGCTTTTAATGCTCATGACAGCGGTACATTTGGATTTCAAAGAGTAGGAGATGCTGCTACATTACCTGCTAATCATACTACTTCAACATTTATGCCAAGCTGGGTATTGTCTGCTTATGGAAGAATCTGGTGTGGTGGTATTACAGGAGACACTCAAACTGTTTACTTTAGTGATTTACTAATTGGAACAGACTTTCAGAACGGATCTGCTGGTTATTTAAATTTACAAGAAGTTTTACCCAACGGAGATCCTGTCGTAGCTGCTGCATCACACAATGGATTTATTGTATTCTTTGGTCGTAGAAACATAGCAATCTATGCTAATCCATTAGATACAGGATCATTGACTCTTGTTGAGGTTATATCTAACGTAGGATGTATTGCTCGTGATTCCGTTCAGAGTATTGGAACAGATATATTATTTTTATCGGACGCAGGAGTGCGTAGTTTACAACGAGTAGTACAAGAGAAGTCCTTACCTATGCGTGACATCTCTAAGAATGTTCGTGATGAGTTGATGTTTTCTGTATACTCTGAGTCAGATTTAACAAAATTAAAAAGTATCTATTATGAAAAAGATGCTATTTATCTTTTAACTTTACCAACAACTAGGTTTACATACTGTTTTGATACTCGTAGTGCCTTACCAGATGGTGCAATGAGAGTGACAATATGGGATAGTATTGAACCTAAAGCTTTTTTTGTAACGCAAGCTAGAGATTTATTAATCGGTAAGAACGGATATATTGGTAAATATTACGGACACTCGGATAATAATTCTGTTTATCGTTTACAGTACTTTACCAATTACTTTGACTTCGATTCTGCTACTTCGCTTAAATTATTAAAAAAGATTGGCTGGATTCTTATTGGAGGAACTAATCAATCAGTAGCTGTTAAGTGGGCTTTTGATTATACTGAAAACTATCAAGCAACTACTTATCGTTTAGATCCTGTTACTGTATACGAATATGGAATAGCTGAGTACAATATTGCTGAATATAACTCAGGACTTGTTTTAGATAGATTTAATATTAATGCAGGTGGTCAAGGAACAGTAATGCAGTTAGGATTAGAAGCAGATATTAACGGCAATCCTTTATCCATTCAAAAGATTGACGTAGCAATCAAAACAGGAAAGATTTTAGTTTAAGGACACGACATGGCAGACTATACAAAAGCAACAAATTTTACAGCTAAGGACGCATTACCTACTGGCAATACAAATAAAATTGTCAAAGGAGCTGAGATTGACACAGAGTTTACTGCAATAGCTTCGGCTGTTTCTTCTAAGGCTGACCTGAATAGTCCTGCGTTTACAGGAACTCCTACTGCTCCTACGGCATCTTCAATAACTAATACAACACAGATAGCAACTACTGCGTTTGTGAAAAGTAACTTAGGAACTATTGCTTCTCAGAATGCAAACAACGTAGCTATTACTGGTGGAAGTATTACTGGCATCACAGACTTAGCTGTAGCAGATGGTGGAACAGGTCAGTCTACTTATAGTGCTGGTCAACTATTAATTGGAAACTCTGCTGGTGGTTTAACAAAAGCAACACTAACTGCTGGTACTAATGTTACGATTACAAATGGTAACGGAGCAATTACAATTGCTGCTTCTGGAGGCAGTGGAGGAAGCGGTACAGTTACTTCTGTAGCTACTGGTAATGGGCTTAGTGGTGGAACAATCACTACTACAGGAACTCTCACTATTGCTGCTCCTTCTGCTAATTCTATTGGTAGTTATGCGTATGTATCATTAAACATATATGATGGAATAACTAATACGGTTTCGTATGGAAGCAACTACGCAGCTGGGAACGGTACACGACAGCTTCGGCTATTTGCATCAATTGTTGGAGGCGGCTCACCTACAGTTGACTATACTGGTTTAAGCGGAACATGGAAATGGTTAGGTGCTACTTCAAGCAGTAGTGATTCATCAGCTTACACTATTGGTATAGCTGTTAGAGTATCATAAGGAGATAAATATGTTAACAATTGAATACGCAAAAAATCCAAAATATAATTCACAGAATAAAAGGGAAATACTATTAACAGTTAAATTTGCTGAATTTACTGAAGAACTTCCTTTTACTGCTACAGATTTTGATTCTGAAGAACATGGTCGTATTTTGCATGCTAACGCACTCAAGGGTGATTACGGAACTATAGCACCTTTTAGCAGTTAATCTTTTTAGCATGAAACTACCTGTCGTACTGCGTGACGACTACATAATGTACTTAGAGCTTCACGACGGAGCGTTATGGTTTCATACAGATGTACATAGATGGTCGCAAGAAGTAAAGAAGAAACACATAGAAGATTTAGATTTATTGCAGTATTTAACAAATGTTCCACTGTTAGCTTTAATAGAAGACACAAATACAAAGCTTGCTAAGTTTGCTAAATTAACAGGATGGAATACTTTTAAACCAGTAGAAGCTAACAATAAGAAATACACTATATTTATTAGGAGCAAAAAATGGGTGGTATAGTTGAATCAGTAGGAAGTTTTCTAGGAGGAGGAGGAGACGGAGGAGCTGGAAATGCTGCAGCTGCTCAACGTGCTGCTGCTCAGGCGGGGGCTGCTGCTGCCCAATTTCGTCCTGTTGGAATGACTACCAGATTCGGTACGTCTACGTTTACTCGTGAGGTCGACCCTGCTACAGGAATGCCTTATATATCCTCTGCTGGATATACTGCAGCTCCTGAACTTTCAGCAATTCAAGATCGTTTATTTGGAAGGTTTGCTGATACTTTAACAAACGCTGAAACAATGGCAAAACAGTACGGTGCATTGACTCCTGCTGCTCAGAAATTATTTGGTCTAGGTGCTGGATATTTAGCAACATCTCCAGAGCAAGCTGCTCAAGATTATATGAATCAACAGCAAGGCTTACTGGCTTCGAGTCGTGCTGCTCAGTTAGCTGGAGTAAGAGGAGGATCGTTTGCCCGTGGTCGTTCTGGCTTAGGAGTTCAGACTGGAACAGGTAGTGCTCCTGCGTCCCCTGAAATGCAAGCATACTATAATGCATTAGCTCAACAAGATTTAGGTTTAGCAGCTCAAGCTCAGCAAGCAGCTCAGCAGCGTATCCAGTTTGGTGCTGGTTTATTCGGAACTGGTGCAGGTCTACTTGGTGCTCAAACAGGAGGAGAAGCTGGTGCATACGCTCCATTACTAGCTCAGTTAGGCTTATCAGGACAAGTAGAGAACATGTCTATGCAACCTTATCAGTTAGGTTTACAACTAGGACAGTTACAACAACCTGGTCAAGCTGCAGGAGCTCAGATCTATACTCAAGGTATGTCTCAAGCAGCAGGTACAGAGTTTGCTGGTCAGCAAGCTGCACTAAATCGTGGATCACAGTTCCTTAGTAGCTTAATCGGAGCAGGAGCTACGGCTGCTTCTGGAGGTGCTTTTGGTGGTTTATTCGGAGGAGGTGCAGCAATGCCAGTCAGTATGTCTACTGGATATAGTACTGGTAGGGGCGGTTTTAGTGGCAATCCTTTATTCACGCTTTAAGGAAATATTATGGGACTCCCAACAAATTATCTCTTAGGAAATTCTCAAACGATTCTCGGAGCAGATCCAGAGCTTTATCGTCAGCAACTAATCCAAGCTGAACAACAGCGTATTGGTGCTCTTCCTCCTCAGAATCAATTAGCAGCACAGCTAGGTACTCTCTTTGGTCGTGGCTTAGGTAATGTTGTACAAGGACAGAACTTCTTTGAAGTTACTAATCCAGTATTGCAGAAGCTTACTACAATTCAGAATGTATATAACACTGCTATGCAGAACTCCGATCCTAATGATCCATTATCTTTCTATAAGAATCTACAAACTGGATTCGCTGAAGCTGGTCTAGGTCAGCAAGCTCTAATGGCTACTCAAGAATTACGTAGAGTAGAAGCTGAAGGAGAAAAAGCTAGAGGAGAAAAACTTAAAACTCAAGTTCTTGAAACTGAGTTATATTCTAAGAATC